GGTTTTGTTAAATTGCCTGGACCTGTAGATGGGCTATTAGCTGAATACATAGCCAGAGGGTGCAAACGGCGAGCGCAGGTAGCGAGAGTGAGTGCTGAAGTAGAACGAGCTGCTATAGCATCAGCTGACCAGGCGCGTGATGATGCTCTGTATGGAGGTTTCGCAAAGGGAGTTTTGGCCTTTATGTCTGCAACCGGGCAGAGTTTGTGGAATGTATTGAAAAGTCCTGTTGATATATGGAAGAGTATGTTAAAGGACTGTACATGGGATGTTGCTATAGAGCCAGAATTAGTCTGTCAAAATATTGAATGGTATTGGGATCCAGCTACTAGAGGTGTTTCACCTTTGGGGTCAATAGCCGTTTCTTGGACAGGAAGTAAAATAGATGAGGTTTTGCGACCTGTGGTCAAGCAAGCCTGGGCTTGGTATGAAAAAGAAGGTATTGTTCGTAGCAATGAGGTTGAAAGGAAACCTGCGCCTCGGCAGTTAGGCAAGGATCGCTTACAAGCTTTGACTAAGCTTGAAGTGGCTTATGCTGCTGGAGATGCGCCGGCTGCAATACGCATAACTGATGAATTAGTTCGGATTAAACCTCCGGAACTTACACCAAGTTATTCAGTAGAAGATCCTTATAGTCTTATGCAGGAAAATTTTGATGAAAATTTTCCAGGTTTGGCTTTGTGTGATATGAATGTGAGGTCTCATTTAGCAGCCACTTCTGATCGAAGTTATGATACTTCGGTATTAGGTATTGTGGCTAAGGGATTTGAAGAACCTCCAAGGGATATGATAGTAAAGGAAACGGTACTTAGATGTGGAATTTCCGGTGCTCGTCCGAGTTGGTCATATGAGACCAATCGAGCTTTCGGTAAACGTGTGGGTGGAGCCCCAACTTATCAACATCCTTTAAATATTGATTTAAAGGTTAAAGAAGTGTTTGATAAGTTTGCTACGGTGGCATTTAGGGGCAATTGGAAAGAGGTTGTGAAAAATCGTATTGGTAGGGGTATGTGGCAACCAAGAAAAGAGACTATCTCAGAAGTTCTTGGTAAAATGCAACCTTCTGGTGTTGGTAAGGTTAATGCCGAAAATTTTTCCATGGCGACAATATTGATGAATGAATATGACGCTATAGTAAAACGGCAACCTAAGGATAAATTAAATTTATCGGTAGCTCAAGAACATGGGGCGACTCAAACTATTATGTTTCAGCCTAGTAAGGCGACTAACGCTTACTTTTCATCAATCATGTCTGAGGTCAATGATTGCGCTGATGACATTTTAGATAGTCATGTGTTGGTTAATTTACGAAGAGACAAAGTGGTGGCAGAAAACGTTTGGAACAGTTCTAAACAACGAACTGAAGGCGTCATTGGTGAAAAAGTCGTGGATGTTGATATTGGTCAGTGCGATAAAAGTCAAACTGAGTTTAATCTCATGTTATACATTTATTTGCTGAAACAATTGGGCATGCCATTAGAATTGGAGGAATTTTTTGATATGCTAGTAGGGAAAAAGAAGGCTACAGCATGGGAGAGTAATCTTGCGATGTGGTTTATGTGGCAAGTAGTATCGGGTTTATTTTACACTATTGGCGTAAATTCTTGGGTTGTTGCTATGGCAACAATTTATTCTTTAGGTGTAGAGAAAAGGGATCTCAGCAGTATGCTAGTTGGGGGTGATGATGTGTTACTTAGAGTAGTCCTTCGAGTAACATTGGATGAAGCGTCAGATTGCTTTGCTTCTTTATTTAATTTTGAAGTAAAAGTATTCGAGACGTTAGATCCTTATTGGTGTGGTAGGTATATAGTTGGTATAGAAGGATATGATTTTTTTGTCAAAGATCCCGAACGGTTATATTCGGCGTTGGCAAAATATCAATTAAAGGGTTATGACCCTAAAGAGGCTTTTGTATCATTTGTGGACGATACTAGTGCCTACCAGTGGCAAGAGTGTGTGGAAGCGGTAGGAAAAGCTGCGCAACGGCGTAATGCACGTCGTGTCAGTTTGTTACCTATTGCTCAAAGTATAGCTACGATAAGAACAAGTGAGGAATTGTTTTTATCTAGATTTCGAAGTGAAACATATCTTAGTATTTAAGATATGTAACGGTGTGTGGAGAGTAATGAAGTGTTATGACTTTCATTAGTTCTAATATTCGGAACTTTAAGTTAGAATATGGTGAAACACTCGTTATAGTTTGGGTATAGGAACTTTAAAATTTATACCGACAATCTTTTAGTCCTCTTATCGGCGATCGATAAGAGCTCTTAGGGAGGTTTACACCTGGGTGTTTTCCCTTCCTGGGGG